GGTAGTTCGGACCTCCCCCAAACGCTAGTTCTGGCCGGCTGCAGGAGGTAAGTAAGCATGATGATCGAGGGCCAAGAGACTATCGCCGACGTTTTCGGTGTGGCTCCGAAGACCATCGTCGAGTGGCAGGAGCAGGGCTTCCCGGTCGCCGTGCGCGGCGGGCCGGGCGTGGCGAGCCAGTACGACTCCGCCGCGTGCATCCGATGGCTGGTCGAGCGCGAGGTGCGCAAGGCCGCGGCACCGGAGTCGTCGAAGGATCGCCTGCACCGTGTGCAGGCCGAGCGCATCGAGATGGAGCTGGCGCGCGAGCGTGGCCAGCTGGTGCCTGCTGACGCGATCGAGCCGCTGTGGCGCAGCGCGGTGCTCAATGCGCGCGAGTTCCTGCGCGGCGAGCCGATGCGCCTGGCGGCGCTGCTGATCGGCAAGGACCGAGACGCCATGGAACAGACGCTGCGCGAGGCCTTCGACGAGTTCCTGCGCCGACTGGCCAACTGGCGCGCGGATCCCGAGGACGAGCTCGACGAGGACGCCGGAGACCTGGACGAGGAGGTGATCGAGGGATGACCTTCGCCCAGGCAGACCGTGCATCCACTGGCGACGCGTGGGCGCGCGCGACGCTGCGACGCCTGTTTGCGCGCGTGTGGTCGAAGCTGTCCCCGCCGCCGCCGCTCACACCGGCTGCCTGGGCCGAGCGCTACCGCGTGCTGAGCGCCGAGGAGACGGCGCTGCCTGGCCGATTCAAGTGGGACATCTCGCCGGCGCTGCGCGAGATCGCAGAGGTCGCCGGCGAGCGCATGACCCGCAAGATCGTGGTGCAGAAGAGCGCTCAGGTCGGCTACACGGCCGGCATTGTCTGCAACATCATCGGCTACAACGTCCACCACCGGCCGAGCGTGATCGTGGCCGCTTTCCCGCGCGCTCAGGCGGCCAAGGACTTTGCGAGCGAGAAGCTCGATCCGATGATCCAGGCGACGCCGGCGCTGCGCAGCAGGATCTCGCTCAAGAGCCGCGCCCAGGGCAACAGCGCGCTGCGAAAGAAGTTCCCTGGTGGCCTCTTGAAGCTGGTCGGCACGAACAGCCCCAGCGACGTGAAGTCGACCAGCGCGCGCGTCGTGATCATCGAGGAGCCAGACGACGTCTCCGGCGACGTGAAGGGGCAGGGCAACAGCGTCAAGCTGCTCGAGGAACGCGCCAAGACCTACCCGGACCACCTGATCGTCATCGGGGGCACGCCAACGGCCAAGGGCGCGAGCGTGGTCGAGGCCGAGATGGCCAAGACGGACCAGCGCTACTTCCACGTCCCGTGCCACGCCTGCGGCGAGATGCACGTGCCCAGCTGGGACTACGTGACGATCCCTGGCCTGACCCTCAGCGAAGAGGACGCGGCTCTGACGCCGGCCGAGCTCGACCAGAAGTGGCCGCGGCGCGAGATCTACGGTCGTGCCCGCTGGGAAGATGCGTACTACACCTGCCCGCACTGCGGCACGATCTGGTCTGACGAGGAGCGCGTGGCCAACATCCGGCGCGCGAAGCAGGCCGGCGGCGGGTTCATCGCGACTGCGGCCAGCGACACGCCTGGCTTCTACCTCAACGAGCTGCTGAGCACGTTCTCAGGCTCCTACGTGCCGGTCCTGGCGCGCAAGTACCTCGAGGCCAAGCACAAGATGGAGGAGGGCGATCCCGGCGACATGATCGCCTTCTGGAACAGCTGCCTGGGCCTGCCTTGGGAATACCGCGGCGAGCTGCCGGAGGAAGAGGAGCTGCGCGGCCGCGCCGAGGACTACGAGGAGTGGACCTCGCCGGCCGGAGGCCTCGAGGCGCTGATGACGGTCGACGTGCAGCACGACCGCCTGGCGGTCACGGTGTGGACCGTCGGTGCCGGCGAGGAGATGTGGCTCGCGTACTGGGGCGAGCACTACGGGCAGACGGTGATCGCGCACCAGGGCGCCTGGCTAGAGCTCGAGCAGCTCATGAACCGGCGCGTGAAGCACGCGTGCGGCGCCGGCATGCGGATCATCGGCGTCGCGATCGACAGCTCGGACGGGCAGACCAACGAGGCCGTTTACCAGTTCGTCCGCAAGCACAACAGCCCTGAGCGCCCGGTGCTGGCCGTCAAGGGAGCCGCGGATTCCGTCGGCAAGGTCGAGATCTGGACGCCGCCGAAGGCCGTCGACCCCAACGTACGGTCGACGAAGGCCTCGCGCCTCGGCGTCCAGGTGCACACTGTGGGCACGGCCAAGGCGAAGGACCTGATCCTCGGCTGGTCGGAGCACGGTGGCCGCGTGCGCCTGACAGGCAACGGCCCCGGGCGCATGCATTGGTATCGCGGCGTGCGCGACGACTTCTACGAGCAGCTGCTCGGAGCGATCAAGATCCCGAGCAAGCGCAATCCGCGCGTGCGCAACTGGGTCGATCGAAAGGACCGTCGCAACGAGGCGCTGGACTGCACGGTCTATGCCGTCTGGTTGTGCCGCCACTTGCGGCTGCACCTGCGCAAGCCGGCGCAGTGGCGCATGGCCGAGGTGCGCCTGCGGCAGCAGCCGCTGCTGGTCGAGGAGGAACCGGCGGCCGGCCATGCTGCGCCACCGAGGCCCGCTCCGGTCGCCGTGCCCGTGCCGGCACCCGCTGGTGCCGCGCCGGTACATCTCCCCACACCTCAGTCCGTGCCGGCGGCCAGGCCGATGCGACCGCCCGCACGCCCTGTGCAGATCGGCAGCGAAGAGTGGAGCAGTCGTCTGTGATGGAGCAGCCGAAACACGAGCAGGCCGCCGCCGAGAGCCTGGTGAGCGAGATCTCGTCCATGGTGCGCGAGCACATGGGCCTCAAGGATCCATGGGCGGACATGTTCGCACACATGTTCGTCGACGCCCTGCGCATGCGCCTTGGTGGCCAGCGCATCTACATCCCGAAGAGGCCGCAGGATCTCGCTGCGCGCGATGCAGCGGTGCGCCAGGAGTTCAATGGGACCAACCTAGCAGACGTCTGCAAGAAGTACGGCCTGAGCAAGTCGACCGTCTATCGCATCGTGCGGCGGCACCCGACCAGGCACAGCGGGTCATAAGTTTTCCCGCTTTTGCCTAGAAATGGGAATGCCGACAACGAAAACTGGCGGCCATGTCGAACAGGTCCCGCAGCTGAGCGGGAGACGTCATGGCCAAGTCCAAGTGGTACAGCATCCGACAGCACACCGCCATCGCCGCCGCCGCGCTGGCAGCTGCGACCGGCGCGCCGCTCGCCGCGGCGAGCTCTGCCGAGATCCTGATCTACGGTGAGATCGGCGACAGCTGGCTGCGCGAGTCCGTCAGCGCGAGTGACTTCGTGCGCGAGCTCAACGCGCTCGACGTCCAGCAGATCATCGTGCGGATCAACTCGATCGGAGGCTCGGTCCCCGATGGCATCGCGATTCACAACGCGATGAAGCGCCACAAGGCGCACATCACGACGGTGATCGAAGGCTGGGCCCTCTCAATCGCAAGCCTGGTCGCCCTCGGCGGTGATCGCGTCGAGATGGCCGACAACGCCGGCTACATGGTGCACGCGCCGTGGACCTACACGGCCGGCAATGCGGCGGAGCTGCGCGAGGTGGCCGACATCCTGGACACCTGGGCGCGCGCCATGGCCGCCAGCTACGCGGCCAAGACCGGCAAGCCCGAGGACGAGATGCTGCGGCTGCTCACCGACGGCAGGGACCACTGGTACACGGCCGCCGAGGCCAAGGAGGCCGGCTTCATCGACGAGGTGATCAGCAGCAGTCCCCAGGACGTGATGGCCGCCCTCGACCTGACCCGCTTTCGTGACGTGCCTGCCGCGTTCGCGCAGGCGCGGCGTACCCCTGCGGCAGCCGCCGCGCAACCCACGGAGATCTCCATGACTGGCAAAGTCGACAACCCCAAGGACAAGGCGGCGCTCGAACCGGACGCCCAGGCCATCGAGCAGGCGAAAGCCGAAGGCGCTGCCGCCGAGCGTCAACGCATCGCCGACATCCGCGCCGCGTTCCAGCCGTTCGCTGGTCGCGAGGGCATGGCTGAGCTGCTCGCGCAGTGCGAGAGCGACGTGCAGTGCACGGTCGCGGAGGCAAACCGGAAGATCCTGGCTGCGCTGGCCAAGGGCGCGGAGCCGGTGGCCGGCAGCTACGTCGTCACGCTCGAGGACGAGGCCGACAAGCGCCGCAACGCCGCGGTGATGGCACTCCTGGCGCGCGCCGGCGCGGTGGACCGCAAGGGCCAGCGCGTGCGCGCCGATGGCCAGAACCCGTACCGCGGCATGCGGCTGATCGACGTGGCGCGTGCCAGCCTGGAGCGCGTCGGCGTCGACACCCGTGGCCTCGAGCCGATGCGCATCGTCGCCCTGGCGTTCACGCAGAGCTCGAGCGACTTCCCGATCCTGCTCGAGAACACGATGCACAAGGCGCTGCAGGCCGCCTATGCCGTCCAAGCCGACACCTGGTCGCGCTTCTGCAAGCGCGGCTCGGTCTCCGACTTCCGCGCGCACAACCGCTACCGCCTGGGTAGCTTCGGCAACCTGGACCCGAAGACCGAGCTGGGCGAGTTCCGGAACAAGACGATTCCGGACGGCGAGAAGGCCTCGGTGCAGATCAGCACCAAGGGCAACATCATCAACATCAGCCGCGAGGCGATCATCAACGACGACCTCGATGCTTTCGTCGGCCTGGCGACGGCCCTGGGCCGCGCGGCGCGGCGCACCGTCGAGGCGGATGTGTACGCCACGCTGACCTCGAACAGCGGCTTGGGTCCGATCCTCTCGGACGGAAAGACCCTGTTCCACACCGACCACGGCAACATCGGCTCGGCCGGTGCGCCGTCGGTGACGACCTTCGACGATGCGCGCGTCACGATGGCCTCGCAGAAGGACGTCAGCAACAACGACTTCCTGGACATCCGTCCGGCTGTGTGGCTCGGACCGCTGGGCCTAGGCGGCACCGCCCGCGTGGTCAACGACTCGCAGTACGACCCGGACACCGCCAACAAGCTGCAGCGGCCGAACATGGTGCGCGGCCTGTTCAGCGACATTGTCGACACCCCGCGCCTCACGGGCACGGCCTGGTACGCCTTCGCGGATCCTGATGTCGCGCCGGTCCTGGAGGTGGCATTCCTTGACGGCAACGACGAGCCGTACCTGGAGCTGCAGGACGGCTTCACCGTCGACGGCGCGCGCTGGAAGGTGCGTCTGGACTACGGCGTCTGCGGCATCGACCACCGTGGGGCGGTGCGCAACGCCGGCGCCTGATTGCCGTCGGACCACAGCAGCATCGAACGAAACCTAGCGCGGCCAGCCGGCCGCGCCAACTGAAGGAAGCAACATGGCCAAGACCTATGTACAGCCGGGCGACGTGATGGAGTACACCAATGCGTCCGGTGCCATCATCTCGTCAGGCACTGTCCTGAAGATCGGCTCGCGCATCGGCGTGGTGCTGGTCGACATCCCGGATGGCAAGTCCGGGTCCGTGGCGGTGACCGGCGTGTGGACCATCGCCAAGCTCGGCACGGACGTGGTCGGGCAAGGTGACCTCCTGTACTGGGATGACACCAACAAGCGCCTGACCACGACGTCCACCGACAACACGCTGGCCGGCTACGCCTTCAAGGCCGCCGGCAGTGGCGTCACGACGGTGGAGATCAAGATCAACGCCTGACATGGCGATGCTCTTCGCAGCCCTTGAAGCGCAGCTTGGCCAGATGTCGATCCGACAGCTGGCCAACGCTCGTGCGTCGATCGAGGGCACCGTTATCGACGGTGTCTTCGACGAAGGGCTGGACGTGGCGACGCTCGGAGACGCCGGCATGCGCACCAGCCGCCCGAGCTTCACCTGCGTCACCGCCGACCTGCCCCCGGGCGTGGATGGCGGCACGCCGGTGGAGGTGCGGGTACATGGCCGCGCGATTGCCTTCCGCGTCGCTCCGCAAGGCCGCGTCGATCTGCTCGAGCTCGGGCAGACCGAACTGGACCTGGAGCTGCCATGACGGGCGAGATCGCGCACAGCCGAGTCGTGTCGAGGATCGTGGAGATCCTGCGCGCCGAGCCGGCTCTGGCCGACGGCGGCGTGCACCGATTCCTGGCTCGCGCTGTCGCCCGGGAGGTCAAGTACACCATCGTCGTCCGAAAGGACGGATCCACGCCTCAGGACCGGGCCACCATCGAAGGCCATCCGGTCGACTGGATCACCAACATCGCGATCGAGTGCTACGCCCGCGCCGACGGCGAGGAGTCGCCGGACGAAGCCTCTGACCGGCTGTTCGCACAGGTCTACGAGCGGCTGATGGCCGACCCGACGCTCGGCGGCCTGGTCGACAACGTCGAGGATCCGACGCTCGCCTGGGACACCGATGACGGCGAACGGCGCGCCGGCTGCACGATCGCCATCTTCCCGGTGCGCCATCGCACCACTGCACGCACCCTGCAAGGAGCCTGAACATGGCCCGCTATACTCGCAAGACCGCTATCCTCGCTGCCCTGGAGGCGACCTACAAGACGGACGCCACGCCGACGGGCGCGAACGCGCTGCTGATCAGCAACCAGACCATCAACCCGCTCAACGCGAACAACGTCGACCGCGACATCGTGCGTCCGTACTTCGGCGCGAGCGAGCAGCTGGTGGGCACCGCGTTCAAGGAGATCACCTTCGACATCGAGCTGGTCGGCAGCGGCACGCCCGGCCAGCCGCCAGCCTGGGGCCCGCTGCTGCAGGCCTGCGGCTACGAGGAAACGGTCGAGACGGACACGCGCGTCGACTACACGCCGACCACGGATGACGCGAAGTCTGTGACCCTGTACTACTACGACGACGGCGTCCTGCACAAGCTGCTGGGCGCGCGCGGTGACTTCACACTCAATGGCGAGGTCGGCAACCGGCCGGTGCTGAGCTTCCGCTTCATCGGCTGCGATGGTGGCGACACGGCTGCGACCGCACCGACGCTGGACCTGAGCGCCTGGATGACGCCGCAGGTGGTGACGGACGCGAACAGCGGCGATATCAACATCGGCGGCACGATCAACACGACCGGCGAGCCGGCGATCACGGGCGGTGCGACCGTCGCCTCCGGCGGCATCGTGATCAACTGCGGCAACGACCTGCAGTTCACACCGCTGCTTGGCCTGGAGTCGGTCGACATCACCAACCGCCAGGTGACTGGCAACATTCGCCTGGACCTGTCGGCTTCGGACGAGGTGACCGCGATGGCGGCGGTCAAGGCGGCGACGCTGACCGCGCTGTCGTGGATCCACGGCACCGTGCCTGGCCGTCGCGTGATGATCCACGCGCCCGGCGTCCAGCGCATCAACCCGAGCAAGCAGGAGCTCAACGGTCGCCGCCTGATCGGCTTCGACCTGCGCTTTGTCCCCAACAGCGGCAACGACGAGCTGCGCATCGTCACTTCCTTCTGAAGCAATGTTCAAGCTCGCACTTTCACCGTCCTACTTCTGGCCGGTCACCTTCCAGCTCCCGACCGATGGTGGCGTGCACGAGGAACACACCTTCGAGGCTCGCTTCAAGCGGATGGGCGAAACCGAGCTCGAGGCGCTGGTCAAGGACATCCGGGAGAAGGGCCTCAGCGATCTGCAGGTGGCCGAACGGATCCTCGAAGGCTGGCGCGGTGTGCAGGCGCCGGACGGCTCTGACCTCCCGGTTACCGCGGCTGCAAAGCACGCCCTGCTGCGTGTGCAGGGCCTGCCCACTGCGGTGGTCATGGCCTTCTTCGACAGCCTCGGAAAGGCACGGCAAAAAAACTGATCGAGGCCGCCACGACATGGGCGCGTGGCGGCCCGGAGTTCGACGAGACTCCGCTGCAGGCGCTGAAGGCCTTCGGAGCCACGCCGCAGCAGCTCGACTTCGCCCGCAAGGTGCTCGAGGCGCGGCACAAGGTCGAGGTGTTGGAGGTGTGGCCGGAGAACTGGTACGCGGTCCAGGTGTTCAACCTGATGGAGACGCAGTGGCGCACGCAGATCACCCTCAGGCAGGGAGAGCCGCGCCTGCTGTTCGAGGGCCTGGACTACTCGGCGCTGCCTGTGGTGATCGCGGCATGCCGCCATGTGCCGCACCGGCAGCCGCTGCACGTGCTGCTGCCGCAGCTCAAGGCGATGGAGCTCGCTGCGCGCGAGGTCATGAATGAGTGAAGGGGTGGAGCCGTGACGCGTCGTCTGGTCGTCGACATCACCGCGGACAGCAAGGGCTTCGACGAGGCCGCCAGGCGCTCGGCCGAGGCGCTCGACAGGATCGCGGTGGGTGCCAAGAAGCTGACCGAGGAGTCCGGACGCGCCGACGCCGGGACGGCCAAGCTGTCGCGCACGCTGCTCAATCTGGGCTCGAGCGGCGCGAGCGCTTTGGCCGTGAACTACCTGATCGGCCGCATGCAGGCCCTCGGGGATGCGCTGCTGCAGCCGCAGGTCCGCGCGGAGCGGCTGCTGACCACCCTGAGCTTCTCGGTGGGCCAGCAGCGCCTGGCTCGCGACATCAACTTCCTGCGCGACACGACGTCGCGCCTCGGACTGCAGTTCGACACCGCCGCACGAGCCTACGCTCGCTTCGCGGCCGGTGCGCGTGAGACCACGCTGGAGGGGCAAGGGGCTCGGCAAGTCTTCGAATCTATCGCCAAGGCCGCGGCCGTGATGGGGCTGTCGGCCGACGAGACGCAAGGTGTGTTCCTCGCGCTCACTCAGATGATCAGCAAGGGCACCGTGCAGGCCGAAGAGTTGCGTGGCCAGCTCGGGGAACGCCTGCCGGGCGCATTTCAGATTGCAGCGCGCGCGATGGGTGTGACGACTGCCGAGTTGAGCAAGATGCTCGAGCAAGGTCAGGTGATCGCCGCGGACTTCCTGCCGCGCTTTGCCCGTCAGCTGGAGATGGAGCTGGGCGAGGCCTCCGAACGGGCGGGGCAGCGTGCCGAGGCCTCGATCAACCGCGTGCACTCGGCATGGGAGCGTCTCCTGCAGAACGTCTCGCGCTCGGGCGTCGGGAGCTTCATGGCAGGCCAGCTCGAGATCCTGCAGGATGCCATGAACGGGATCTCCGAGTCGATCGAGGCGGCGCGCGACGAGGGCGACGGATTCTTCGGGCAGCTGGCGGCCGGTACCGGCGCCGTGCTGCGCTTCCTGAACCCGATGAACGCCTTCTCGTACAGCGCGCAGACGCTCGACGGCAAGCTGCAGCAGGCGCGCGAAGAGCTGGCCGAGCTCAAGGCGGAGCTCGAGGAGCGCGGTGGTGGCGGCTTCTACCTGCGGGGGCAGATCGGCTATCTCGAGGGCGTGATCGCCAAGCTGGAGCAGGCCAAGCAGGCTGCGACGCTGCGCAATGCGCCGTCCCTGCGCCAGGCGGACAACGAGTCGCTCGAGACCTTCCTGCGCCAGGAGGAGGAGGCACGGCAGCGCCGCCTCAAGGCACTCGGCGAGGTGACCAGCCAGCTGAGCGGGGTCAACCAGACCTACATGAAGAGCCTGCAGGCGCTGCACGAGGCCTACCAGGCGGGCGACATCTCGCTGCAGCGCTACCGGGAGCTGGTGGAGAAGCTGATCAAGACTCAGGGCGGCGGTGACAAGCTCCTGCAGGAGGCGCGGGCCACGGCGGAGGCGCGCCTGGCGCTGGAGAAGGCATCCCTCGAGCGCGAGGGTGCCGTGCGTGAAGCCGGCCTCGAAGCGGCGCGCCGTCAGCTTGAGCGCAGCTACGCGCTGCAGCTTGTCGACAAGGACGCCTACCTGCAGCGCAGGGCGCAGCTGGATCGGCAGTCGCTCGACATTGCGGCCAAGCTCGTCGAGGCCGAGATTGCCCTGGAGCGGCGCAAGGTGGCCGCCACGGCCGCCGAGGAGCTGCAGCGCGAGGCGCGCATCGTCACGCTACGCAAGCAGCTGGTGGAGCTCGACGCGCGTCGCGCCGCGATCGACGACGGCAGCGATGACTTCGACCGGGCGGTTGCGGAGTCCGAGCGCGCCGTCCGTGAGGAGGCGATGCAGCGGCGCAAGGAGCGCATCGAGTCGGCGACCTCGCTGATGGTCGAACTGCGCAACCGCAACCGCACGCTGACTGCCGAGCTGATCCAGGACGAGCGGGAGCGGGGGCGCCGCCTGTTGCAGATCGAGGAAGAGACCATGCGCGCGCGCCTGGCCGTTTTCGCCGAAGGCAGCCAGGCCCGCGAGGAGGCAGAGCAAGTGCTCGCCGAGCACGTGCGCCTGCGCAACGAACAGCTCAACGAGCAGCTCAAGCCAGGCTGGCAGAAGCTGATCGAAGGTTGGCGCGACACCACGGCGATGATGCGCAAGACCTACAACGACTTCATGAGCGGCTTCATTGATCGCGGCCGCGAGGCCTTCGCCGAATGGAACCGCACTGGCCGGGTCAGTGCGCGCGACCTGGTCGGCTTCATCCAGAGCGAGATGTCGCGCCTGGCCTATGACCGATTCCTCGCTGGCGGCGTCAAGTCGATCGGCGACGCCATCTTCAGCGTCTTCGGCGCCTTCCACTCCGGCGGCACGGTCGGGGACACGCCGCCGATGACGCGGGCAGTCGATCCGGCCGTGTTCATCGGTGCGCCGCGCTACCACAACGGCGGCCTGGTGGGAGACGAGGTGCCGATCATCGCCCGCCGAGGCGAGCGCGTGCTCAGCGTAGAGGAGGCGCGCGAGTACGAGCGCGGCGGCCGTGCCGTGCCGAAGATCGAGTTCGTCAACATGGGCACGCCGCAGCGAGAGGTGCGCCGCGAGTTCGACGGCGACACCTTGCGGGTCTACATCGAGGACATCGTGGCCGAGAGCGTGGCCAGCGGCGGCCGGGTGGCGCGCGCGCTCAAGGGTACCTATGGCCTCAACCGCGCTGTCGGCGCGCCGCGCATGGGGAGGTGACCGTGGCACTGCCACAGATCGCCTTGCCGGGCAACTTCCCTGCCTGGCTCGCAGCCGGCCACGAGGACCAGCCGCAGACCGTCTACGCGCGCGTGCCGATGAGCACCGGCGAGGCGCGCCTGCGGCGTGTCTACACCACGGCCCCGCGCGTGCGGTCGGTGTCCCTGCTGCTCACGCCCTCGCAGGCCGCGCAGTTTCACGAGTGGTTCGAGCGCGACCTGCGCGCGGGCGAGGTGGCCTTCGCGGCCAAGGTGAGGAGCCCTTCGCTTGGCGAGGTGTGGTGGGAGGCGCGCTTCGCCGAGGCGTACCGGGCCGATCCGCTGCCCACGCGCAACGGCGTGGTGTGGCAGATCTCGGCTGAGCTGCTGCTCACTGGCGAGCCAAGCATCGAGCCGCCTGTGCTGTCGACACTGGCGGCAGAGGTGCTCGTTGGCCTGAGCGGTTCCGCGCAGCTGACGACCGAGATCTGGCTCGCTGCCGAGGTCGACGTGACCATGGAGGGGACCGTGTCGATCTCCGACTTGGCTGCGGAGGTCGAAGTGCCGCTCTGGGGGCGGGTCACCGCGGTGCCGCAGCTGGCGGCAGAAGTGCTGGTCGAGCTTGAGGGTGAGGCATGAGTACGCCGTCGATCTACCCGGCTGTGCTGCCGCCGCCTGCCTCCTTGCCGATCCGGCCTGTGGAGCGCAGGCGCCGCTCGGACCTGCCGGGTCCGACGCAGTTCAGAAGCGCGCAGCGCGACTTCCTGGCGACCACGTCAGCGCAGTGGCTGCTCAAGCCCGCCGAGGCCGCGGCCTTCGAGCAGTGGTGGGAGACGGCGCTGCTGCGTGGCGGCCGTTGGTTTGCCGCGCCGTGGCCGGTGCCGAGCGGCGATGCCCAGCCGGTGTTCCGCTTCATCACCGCGCCGCAGTGGAGCTGGCGGCCGGGCGGGTGGTGGTCGGTCACGGCCGAGCTCGAGGTGCGCGGCCGCAGTTTGGCGCCGATGGTGCACGAGGGTGGTGGCGGTGGCGAGGTGGTGCTCCTGCATGACACCTTCGCCGGCGTCGGCAGCATCGAGGGCCACCAGCCCGAGGTCGGAGCGCCGTGGGAGCGGCCATCCGAGACCGGCTACGAGGCAGCGGAGCTGGCAGGTGGTTACCTGGTCTGCAACGCGGGCGCCACGTCCTACAGGGAGGCGGTGACGCCGGTGGTCCGCACTGCACCGTCCGCCAGCTTGCGCCTGAGCTGGGACGTCGAGCTGGGCGAGGGCACCGCCGACGTGACGATGATCGTGTCGCTCCAAGAGAGCCGCAGCTTCGACGCAAGCGACCGCATTCGGCTGTACGCCACCTGGTACGACGGCTACGGCGTGGAGCTGTTCCTCTCAGGAAGCTTCCACGGGGCGTCCCTCTTCACGTACACGGTGCTGCCCAGCAAAACCACGCTCGACCTTGCGATGGAGGTAAGCGCGTCCGGCGTCACCGTGCTGCGCAACGGCATGCCTGAGCTCGTCGGGCCCTGGTCAGACATCGACGTTGCAGAGTACTCCGACTTGTGGGTGCACGTGCGCGGCAACCAGGGCTCGCGCATGAGCGAGATCAAGCTCGAAGAGGGAGGTGGCTGATGCCCGTCTATCGGGACGCCGTGCACGGCGTCAGCATGAGCGAGGCCTTCGCCGAGGCGGCCACCGTCGCGCCGGTGGGACGCACGCTGCTCGAGACCTTCGAGCTGCGGCATCCCTCCTTCACGGACGAGGAGGGCAACCCGGACTCCATCTGGGTGGTCAATGACCACGCCGACCTGGTGGCTCGCATCGAGGATGATGCGCCGGTGCGCGGTGGCGAGCAGGTGCGCTTCGTCGCCGTGCCGGTGCGGGCGCAGCTGCCCGAGGAGTCCGACAGCGGGCAGACGCCGACGCTCATGATCGAGATCGACGGCGTGTCGCAGCACGTGGTGCCGCAGCTCGACGCGGCGCTCAGGAGCCTGGACCCGATCACGGTCACCCTGCGCATCTACGCCGCCGACGACCCCTCCGGGCCGGCGCTGTACCCGTCGCTGACGCTGACGCTGCGGGAGGTCGAGGTGAGCGAGACCACGATCCGCGCCCAGGCGTCGTTCGGCGATCCCGCCAACCGCGGCTTCCCGGCCAAGGACTACCTGGCGCGCGAATACCCGGGGCTCGTGGCGCGATGAAGCACTGGGCATGCGACCTGATCGGCCACCCGCACACCGCGCAGGAGAACTGCTGGTGGCTGGTGCGCAAGGTGTTCCGCGAGCAGCTCAGCATCGAGATGCCGCACATCGACGTGGACCTGCGCGATTCGCCGGAGAACGTCGGCGCCATCAAGCGGGCTGCCGAGATGAGCGGCTGGAAGCCAAGCCAGGACCCGCTGCCGCGCCCGTGGGACATCGTGCTGATGACCGGACCGACCGGTCGGCACGTCGGTGTCATGCTGGAGGTCAACGGCGGCCTGCATGTGCTGCACAGCGTGAGCGGCGCGGGCGTGTGCCTGCAGCGCCTGGCTGACCTGCGGTTGGCCGGATTCCGCGACTTCGAGTTCTGGAGGCAAGCAGCATGCTGAGAGAGCTGCAGCAGTTCCGCAGGCGGGCAACGGCGCTGGCCGTCGAGGGTGCCTACGGTGCCACGCTGGCGATCTACACCAACCCGCTGCCGGGCGTGGAGCCCGATGTGCACGTGACGGTACGGCCAGGCGTGCCGCTGCGAGACCTGGTGCCAGCCGAGCACCTGCCATGGGCCTGCCGGATCAACGGGATCTGGCTGCGCCGCGACTACTGGCTGCAGCGGCCTGCCTTCGCCGGCGACGTGATCGAGCTGCATCTGGTGCCTCAGGGTGGCGACCAGGGCTCGCGCACGGTGCTGCAGGTGGTGGCCATGCTGGCCGCGGTCTACTTCGCGCCGTACCTGACCGGCGAGTGGGGCATCCTCGCCGGCGCCAACACGACGCTGGTGCAGGCCGGCCTGGTGCTGGGTTCGAACCTTCTGATCAACGCACTGCTGCCGGTCGAGCAGCCTCGCATGCGCGACGGCACTGGCGGCGGCAACACCTACAACGTGGCGCTGGCCGGCAACCAGGCCCGGCCGGGTGAGCCGATCCCGGTGATCTATGGCCGCCACAAGATCTTCCCCGACTTCGCCGCGCAGCCCTACTCGATCTACGACAACACGGTCGAGCCGACAGGCCAGCAGTACTACCACGCGCTGCTCGCGGTGGGGCACGGGGTCTACACCTTCGAGGCCATCGAGATCGACGACACCGACATCGACCACTTCCAGGACGTCGAGTACAGGATCCTGCAGCCAGGCCAGCAGCCGACGCTGGTGGATCCGCGCGTGGTGACGTCGCCGGAGGTCGCCGGCCAGGACATGAAGAGCGGCCTGTACATCGGCGGTTTCAATGCCTGTGGCCCGCGCCAGCGCGCCACGGCGATCGGCATCGACATCATCTTTCCGCGCGGCCTTGGCATCGCACAGAGCAATGGCGACATCGACAACAAGACCGTGACCTGGCGCATCGAGTACCGCGAAGTTGACGACTTCGGCGTGGCGATCGGTGCGTGGCAGGTCCTGGCCAACGAGTCCTACCGCGCAAAGCTCAGCGAGCCGATCCGGCGCAGTTACCTCTACCAGCTGCCCAAGGCGATGCGGCCGCAGGTGAGGGTCGTGCGCACGGACATCCGCAGCAACAAGCAGACGCACCTCAACGACATCCAGTGGGCCGGCCTGCGGGCGCACCTGAACCTGGACGCGCCGCTCGCGCCGACGGTCACGCACCTCGAGGTCAAGATCCGCGCGAGCGAGCAGCTGTCGGGCATGTCCCAGCGGCGCATCGCTGCGATCGTTCGCCGCAAGCTGCGCACCTGGCATCCGGTCAGCGGCTGGTCCGTGCCTGTGGAAACGCGCTCCATTGCCTGGGCGCTGGCAGACAAGTGGACCAACCCGGTCTACGGCGACGGCCTGCCCGACCATCGCATCGACCTGCAGACCCTCTACGAGCTCGACCAGGTGTGGGCGCAGCGCCAGGACCGGCTGGACATCGTGTTCGACAGCCGCGTCGATTCCGACAGCGCCGACCAGACCATCGCGCAGGTCGGCCGCGCGCGCGTGTTCCACCGCAACGGCATGCGCACCCTGCGCCGCGACCAGCAGGACGACGTGCCGGTGACCGCCTTCACGGCGCGCAACATCCTGCCTGGCAGCATGCGCATGTCCTACCTGCTGCCGACGGAAGAGACAGCCGACGGCGTCATCGTCGAGTACTTCGACAACCGCTCCTGGGATTGGCAGGAGGTGCTTTGCCCGGCGCCTGGCCTCGAAGAGGAGGACGTGGCCAACCCTGTGCGCATGCGCCTGCCAGGCATCACCGGGGTGACGCACGCCAGGCGCGAGGGGCTGTACCACGCCGCGGCGAACGTGTACCGGCGAAAGTTCCCGGTGTGGCAGACCGAGCTGCAGGGCATGCTGCCGTCCTACGGGGCGCCGGTGATCTTCGCGCCGGCCATCCCGGGATGGGGGCAGACCGGCGATGTGGTGGCGTGGGACGGCGTGAGCAGGGTGATGACGCTGTCCGAGCCGCTACAGTGGCGCGAGGGTGCGGTGCATTACCTGAGCCTGCTGCGCGACGATGGGAGCGTCACCGATGCCATCCAGGTGTCACCTGGGCCCGCTGCGCAAGACGTAGTGCTGCCGCATGTGCTCGACTTCGATCTGGTGCTCGACGATGCCTCGCGTGAGCGGCCGAAGTTCGTCTTCGGCCCTGCCGGCGAGCACCGCATCATCGTCAAGCTGCTGGCCATCCGCCCGCAGGGGCGCACCGACGAGGGCGCGCCGATCTTCGAGCTGTCAGGCGTTGCCGAAGACAACCGCGTCCATGCGGCTGACGCACACCTGCTGCCTGGGCCTGGCGAGATCCAGGATCCGGTCGACCGCGGCGAGGACGTCGAAGACGGTGGCGGCGGCCCGATCGCGATTCCGCTGGTCAACGTGGCGAACGTCAACGTGAGGGCCTTCGGCAGCCCGTCGCAGAAGGCACGCGGAACCTACATCCTGCGCAACGACGGTGTCGAGCGCATCGAGGAGCTGCCTTACAGCGACGCGGGCTCGGGCACGGTCACCCAACGGGGCAACAGGTGGGCCTACGGTAGGCCGTTCGAGCCCTCGCAGTGCGCGGCCTTCGAGGTGCGCGCGACCAACCTGGCGCTGACCGGCGGCCTCGGCGAGGACCAGTACACCTACTACGGCAACTTCGTCGGCACCTTCGGTGTCTGGTTGAATTTGGGTACCACGCGCACCTGGTACCTGGAGCACAGCTTCGTCTACGCCGACTACACGACGCAGCGCGGTGCGATCAAGTTCGAGATCCGCGACGCAGCTACCAAGGTCGTGCAGGGCACCTGGACAGTCAACTTTTACGTCACTGACGCGGGCTACGACCCGGGCGGTGGCGGTGGAGCGTGAGGACCATCATGAGCAAGCTGACCAATCTCGCCAAGAACGCGCTGGCCGACTTCCTGCGTGGCCAGGGAATCACGCTGCCGAGCAGCTGGTACATCGGCCTGCTGACCGACTTCGACGACGACACCTATACCGAGGTGACGGGCATCGACTATGACCGCGTCGAGGTCGTGCGATCTCTGTCGGCATGGTCGGGCACGCAGGGAGCGAGCACCACGCTACCGAGCACCGGCACCAGCCACCAGACCAGCAACAACGAGATCGTCGACTTCGGCGCCGCGGGCAGCGCGTGGGGCACCGTGACCCACATCGGCCTGTTCGATGACGACGGCGAGCTGTGGATGGTGGCTGAGCTGGCTTCCCCGCTGGTGATCAACGACAGCGACCCGGTGTACTTCTCGGCAGGGTCCATCGTGTTCACGCTGGGGCTGTCCGGCGGCATGAGCGACTACCTGGCCAACAAGATGATCGACCTGCTGTTCCGCGGCCAGTCCTTCAGCTGGCCGTCGACCACGTACCTCGGGCTGATGACCGCGGCACCGAGCAACGCCGGCGGCGGCGCGGAGGTCTCCGGTGGCGGATATGCCAGAGTGGCGCTGCCTTCGACGATGACTGCGATCTCGGGCACGCAGGGGCCCGACACCACTGACCCGAGCGACGGCACCAGTGGCCGCATCAGCAACAACATTACGCTGCAGTTCCCGCCGGTGGTTGGCGACTGGGGCACGGTGGGATGGGTCGAGCAGCGCGACGCGGCCGCGGGCGGCAACTTGCTCTTCTGGCGCCCGCTGGCACAGGCCAAGACGATCAGTGCCGGCGGCGCCTCGCCGAAGTTCGAGCCGGACACCTACGGCATCACATTCGCATAGGGCGCCGGGCGCACTTTTCCCACTCTTGCCTAGAAATGGCACTGGCCGGCCGGCATGCTCACTGGCCATGAGCACCGCAACCGAAATGCTGGCCAAGTACCTGGCCGCCGAGGCCGCCATCCTGGAAGGCAAGGAGGTGCGTCTCAACGGCCGCGTCTTACGCAGGGAGGACCTTGACCTCGTGCGCGAGGGCCGCAAGGAATGGGAAGCCAAGGTCGCGGCGGAGGAGGCCGCGGCCAAGGGCACGCCGACGGTCGGAGGGCTCGGCTTTTCCTTGGCGCGCCTGGATGGCCGATAAGGAGCGTGGCGTGGCGCAGAGGGACGACCGTCAGGACCGCATGCTTGCCTTGAACGCGCTCGACAGGCTCATCGGCTGGTTCTCGCCGGCGGCCGCCTTGCGTCGCGTTCAGGCTCGTACGGTGCTCGCGTACTACGAGGCGGCGAAACCGTCACGCCTGCGCAAGTTCTACCGCGATCGTTCCTCGCCGAACCAGCTCGTGAGCAAGAGCGCAGTGGCGCTGCGCGACCAGGCGCGCCACCTGCAGCGCAATCACGACCTCGCGCGCGGTGCCCTGCGGACCATGGTCAACAACTTCGTCGGCGCAAACGGGATCGCCGTCGAGTTCCAGCCGCGCCGTGCCGACGGCAGCATCCACAAGGACTACGCCTACGCGCTGGCGCAGGCCTTCCGCGAGTGGAAGCGGCGGCCGGAGGTGACCCGGCAGCACTCCTGGGCTCAGGTGCAGCGCCTGGTTGCGAGCACGTGGATCCGGGATGGAGAGGCCTTCGCGCACGAGCTGATCGGGCCAGTGCCGTACCTGACGCACACCTCGCGCGTGCCGTACAGCCTCGAGCTGCTCGAGCCCGACCTGATCCCGATGGACTACGACCAGGGCGCGCGCATCCGCCAGGGCATCGAGATCAATGCCTGGGGCCAGCCAGTGGCCTACCACGTCTACAAGCAGCACCCGGGCGAGAACGTGCGTTTCGTGCGCGGCGAGGACCTCAAGCGCGTGCCGGCCGATCGCATGATCAAGGTCTCGCGCGTCGACCGCATCGGCCAGTTGCGCGGCATCAGCGAGTTCGCCTCGGTCATCACTCGCCTTGAAGACATCAAGGACTACGAGGAGAGCGAGCGCGTCGCCGCGAAAGTCGCTGCGATGCTCACCGCGTACGTCAAGCGGCAGGCCCCTGACGGTGGCGGCTACATGGCCCCGGAGACCGACGAGCAGGGCAACCCGAGACCCCGCGAGCTGAGCATGGCTCCGGGCATGATCATCGACACGCTGGCGGTGGGTGAGGACATCGGGCTGATCGACAGCAAGCGGCCGAACCCGAACCTGATCACGTTCCGGCAAGGCCAGCTGCGCGCCTTCGCCGCCGGCTTCGGCATCAGCTACAGCTCGGCCAGCCGCGACTACAACGGGACGTACAGCGCGCAGCGCCAGGAGCTCGTCGAGCAGTGGGTCAACTACGCCGTGCTGACGGACGACTTCGTGAGCCTGTTCGTGCAGCCGGTGCTCGAGCGCTGGGTGCTGCTCGCGCACATGTCGGGCGCGGTGCCGCGCCCGGCCGACGTGGTGCCTGGCACGGAGCACGACTTCCTGTTCATCGGCCAGTCGATGCCCTGGATCGACCCTGTCAAGGAAGCGACCGCCTGGGTCACCTTGGTGCGTGCCGGTTTCGCGAGCGAGGTCGAGGTCGCGCGTCGCCGCGGCATCAGTCCGTGGGAGCTGCTCGAGCAGATCTCCGGCTTCCGCGACGAGGCCCGCAGCAAGGGCCTGGTGTTCGACTCCGACGCTGCAAGCGGGCAGGGCGCTGCGGCGCGCCGCAGCGACGACGAGGAGGGGCAGCAACGGTGAACGCGTCTTCGCCTCTGGATCCGGTGAGCGTCGTCACGCTCATCTTCGCTGGCTTCGTCAGCGAGCATCTGGCGTCTGTCCTGGGTCCGTATGCCGTCATCTTCCTGTCCGCCATCGTGGGCGCTGGCTGGGCACTGTCGCTGCGTCCGGCCAGCTCGCTGAAGTCCGCGGCACTGTTCATGCTGTTCGCCGTCGGCATCACGCTGCTGCTGTCGGTCAGCTGCGCGATGGGCCTGCAGATGCTGCTTCGCACCGAGAACATCAACTGGCTGCTCGCGCCCGTGGCGATCGGCCTCGGGCGCGCCAGCACGCACCTCGACTACCTCGGCCGGTGGATCCTGGAAAGGCTCGGCCGCCTCATCGAGCGACGGCTCGACGTTCCGCCGCCGGCGGACCGGGATAGGAGCGATGGACACTAAAGAGCTCATCCACGTCGCCAATCTGCTGGTCTGTCTGGCCATCGCCTGGTCCTGCTTCTGCCGTCTGGCGATGATCGATGCCCAGGTGCTGCGCCGGGTCGCCTGGCAGTTCATCCTCAAGGGCACCGCCGCGGTGGCCTGCGCCTTCCAGCTGCAGCTCTTCGGCACCTGGGCCGGGCTCGGGACGCTGATCTTCTCGAGCGCGCTGCTCGCATCGATGGTGCTCGGTGCGGGCCGCTGGCGGCACGGCCCGCCTGCAGACGTCTGCAAGGGGCGGCCATGAAGGCGCTGACGGTCGACCTGCTGGCCCGCGTGGTGCCGTGCTCCTACGACCGCGCAGAGCTCTGGCTCCCGCACCTCGTGGCGGCCATGGACCGCTACGACATCGACACTCTCGATCGCGTGGCGGCGTTCCTGGCGCAGGTCTCCTACGAGAGCGCGCGGCTGACGCGCATCGAGGAAAACCTCAACTACACGGCGCAGCGCTTGTGCGTGGTGTGGCCCCGCCGCTTCCCGACGCTGGCGTCGGCCGTACCCTTTGCGCACGCGCCCGGGAAGCTTGCCAACCTGATCTATGCCGGTCGCATGGGCAACGGCGAGCCGCTGTCGGGCGATGGCTGGCGCTATCGTGGCCGCGGACTCATCCAGCTGACCGGACGCGACAACTACCGGCGCATCGGCGACATGCTGGGCGTCGACCTGGTGTCGAGGCCGGAGCTGCTGCTGCAGGAGCAATACGCCGCGCTGTCGGCCGGCGCTTACTGGTGCTGGAAGCGCTGCAACGCGCTTGTGGACGCCGGCGACTTCAAGGGAGTGACGCGAGCCATCAACGGCGGCCTGCACGGGCATGAGGACGGCAATACCACCGGCCTCGACGATCGCGTAGAGCTCTACGAACACGCGCGCAAGGTGCTGGCATGAGGGTCGGCTCGGGTGTGCCTCTGTGGGTCGTGGCGCTGCTGCTGGCGCCGACCGCGCTGATCATTGCCGTGCAGTCGGTGCGGCTCGCGCGCGAGCGTGCTGCGCATGCCGAGACGCGCGAAGTGCTGGCCAAGGTCCGCGCCGAGCATACCGCCGAGAAGTGGGCGGCGGAGCGCGAGCGCGTCGAGCAGCTGATCGAGATCCGGCGCCTGGAGAACCGGCGCTGGCATGTCGCACAGGAGACTGCACGTGAGCACATGGAGCAAGTCGCGCAGCTTGAGCGCGCTGTTGCTCGGCATCGCGGTGATGTCGAGCAGCTGCAGCACGCCATCGCCGCCTATGCCGCCGGCGCCGGTGAATCCGCCGCGGATCCCGGGCCCACCTGTGAAGCCCGAGCTGCCGCCCTCGGGGACGTACTGGGCGAAAGTCTGCGCCTTCAGGTCGAGCTTGCAGGCGCGGCTGAGCGTCACCTTGCCGACGCTCGAAGCCTGTACGCAGAGCGCGCCAGCCTCTCCGATGCCGTGAGCGAGGAGGGTGCGCCGTGAGCCGCTACGACATCCAGCTCGTGCGCAACAGCAGCGCTCGCCTGGTGCTGACGTTGACGGACAAGTCGACGCGGCTGCCCCTCGACGTGAGCGACAGCAACCTGGCCGTGCGCCTGCGCGTGCGGCGCGCAGGCGCCCCAGCCGCCGCCGGCGACGTCGATTGCAGCAAGCTCCCCGGTCGCGTCATGCCCGACGGCTCAATCAACACCGAGCCGCCCTACGACACGCCGGGCGCAGGCGGCCGCGTGCAGGCGCAGGTGCCTGGCGCCATCTTCGATGCGGCCGGCGAGTGGCATGCCGAGGTGCGCCTGCAGCACCTGGACACGGCCGAGCTGATCATCCCGCACGACCTCGTGCGCATCACCGTGAGAGAGGACCTCTGATATGGCTGCAAACGTCCAGCTCATCGAAAAGAACGGCCCGAGCGGTACCGCTACCGACAAGACGGGCGGCACGATTCGCTTCAAGAAGGCCGACAACGCCGCCGTCGACCTCAGCGATCCGCTGGTCAAGCCGGAGGCTGGCTCCGAGTGGAGCTTCGAGAAGTACCTGCGCCTGAGCGTCGTCGGCGGCAGCTACACGCAGATCACGAACATCCGTGTCTACAGCGATGGCAGCAACGACATGGGCGCGGGTATCAACGTGTGGGCCAAGACGGCAGCCAGCTACGCCACGCCGGCGCAGGGATCGTCGAGCAGCGGCTACCAGGACTTCTTTTCCTACACCGCGGGGTCGCCGCTGGTGCTCGGTGCGGGACCGTACTCCGGCATCGGTGAGCAAGGCGACCACCTGGTGCTGCTGTGCGAGGTGACGTCTGCTGCGACCGGGGGGCTGACGCCGGCCGAGACCCTCACGCTGGCCTGGGACGAGATCTGATGGGCGCGGCCGATCCGGTGCCCTTCGAGATCGTCCGCGAGGACGAGGGGCTGTGCGTCGCCAGCAACGGCGCTGTGCAGGTGGTCGCGCACGGCGCTGCGGCTCGGATGTTCCGACGGCGCGGGATCCGCGGCATCGCCCGCAAGCCCGCTGCCGAGGTGCTGCTGCCGCAGCTCAACGAGCTGGCTGGCGAGCTGGTCAGCAGCCCGGACATGGATGCGCGAGAGGCGGTCGCCCGGCTGCTGGCCATCGCCGGCACGGTGCCGACGTCAGAGCCGCAGCGCATGGAGTGGGTGGTGGCCGAGCTCGACGGTGTGCGCGTGTACGTCGACGGCAGCACGGTGATCGTCACGCGCGAAGACCTGATCCTCTGAATGCAGCATGAACAAGATCGAGTTTTCCATCCCGGCTTTGCCTGAGGATCTCGGCGCGGCGAGCCAGGCCGAGCTGCAGGCGCTGCGCGCGCAGGTGGCGCAGCTGGAGCAACGCGTGGCAGTGCTCGAGGACCAGGTGTCCGAGCTGTACCATCCCCCGACGGGGCTCGAGGACCCTCAGGCACCTGCTCCCGAGCCGCCTGCGCCTCCGGCGCCAGCCCCTGAGCCCGATCCTCAGGCGCCGCCTGCGCCGCCTGCACCGTCGCCCGCGCCCATCGTGCTGCTGCGCGCGCTGTCGGCCGACCCGATCCAGTACGTCCCGAAGCCGCCCCTGGGTGAGACCTACGTCGACCCAGCCTACGGCGTCACGGTGCGGCGCGTGACGGACGCGCGTGGTCAGCACAACTGTTCATACGCGCGGCACTTCTACAGCCGCAAGCAGGCGATCAACGCCGACAGCACGAAGCTGCTGATCTGGATCACCTCCGGCCACTGGCACGTGCACGACATCGCCACGGGCCGCGACCTGGGCCGCCTACCATTGGCTGGCAACTGCGAGGCGCAGTGGCACCCGACCGACCCGGACGTGGTGCTGCACACCGCCAACAACGGCGGACTGACCTGGTACGCGCTGAACGTGCGCACCGGCCGGGCCTCGGTGCTGTTCGACCTGCGCGGCAAGCTGCCGTGGTCGAACGCTGCGCGTGCTTGGACGAAGGGCGAAGGCTGCTTCTCGGCCGACGGCACGAAGATCGCGCTGCAGGTCGAAACCGACAGCTTCGCCATGCTGGGCCTGGCCTATGTCGACATCGCGGCCGGCAAGGTGCACACGATGTCCACCACCAGCCGGCCAGACCACGTCAGCATCACGCCAAGCGGTAGCCGCGTCGTGCCGTCGTGGGTCGACAGCAAGGGCACTCGGGCCTACCTGCCGGATTTTTCTGCATACGTGCAGCTGCACGGCGCGTCAGAGCATTCCGACCTCTGCATGGGGCCGAGCGGCGAGGACCTGCTCGTGATCGCCGACTACAACGCCGGACAGATCCGGGCCATCCGGTGCGACGTTGGCGCCAGCAGCGCGTTCGACCTGGTCCCGCTGTACCCGCGCTACGGTAGCGCCTACGCCTGCCACATCAGCGGCAAGGCCTTCGGCAAGCCGGGGTGGGCCGTGATCAGCACCTACGCCGACTACATGGGCCACGACCCGAAACGCAGCCCCGACACGATGCTGGCGCCGCAGTACCGAAAGGTGTTCTTGGCCGAGCTGAAGCCGGGCGGCCGCCTGCTCAACCTGGCGCACACCCGCGTGCAGGGAGGCGACTACGGCGGCTACTTCGGCGAGCACCAGGCGGTGCCAAACCACGACTTGAGCAAGGTGGTGTTTGCCAGCAACTGGGGCTCTGGTGCCGTCGACGACTACGTGATCGACGTGCCGCCGCTGTGATGCGGCGCGGAGAGCCAGGCACGTGGCTGCAACGCTGATCCAGACCTCTCCGGCGCTGCGCACGGCCGGATCCGGGGCCACTGCGACCCTGTCGTTCAGTGCTCCGGTGACGGCCGGGAGCAAGCTCATCCTGATCGTCGCCAACTATCCAAGCGGCCTCTCCGCCGTCACCGACAGCCGAGGAAACAGCTGGACCAAGGCGGTCGCACAGGGTGACGACGGCGACAACTTCGTCGAGATCTGGTACGCCGACAACGCGGTGGCGGGTTCGACGACGATGACCCTCACCAGCGCCGTTTCGTCGGACGTCTACCTCTCCGGCATGGCGATGGAGTGGTCCGGCGTCGCCGCCGGCGCGCCGACCGGCAAGGGATCCGCGAGCCAGCCTCCGTCGATTGCCACGAGCGTCACTGTCTCGACGGCCGAGTCGTTGACGTCTGGCCCCCACCTGATCGTCACGGGGGCGGTGGCCGAGGGCGGTAGCGACAACTTCGGGTGGGCCGCCCCCTCCGGCTACACCCGAATCGACGTCCAGAACGACTCCTGGAACTACACCGGCTACCAGGCGGCCTATCGCGTGGCGGCAGTGTCGGGGGTGCAGTCGGCGACGCACGGCTATGGCGACTATTGGCCAGCTGATGCGGTCATCGCCGCGTGGCCGGAGGCCGCCTCCGGCCCCGCCACTCGCAGCGCCACGGCCAGCATGGCGGCCATCGTGCAGCAGAGGAGGCAGACCACCAGTGGGCTCGGCGCGGCCGTCGCAGCGCCCCGTGGGGCCACGGTGGGCCTGCAGGCGGCCCTGTCGCGGCAGCGCGGCGCCGACGCCTCGCTGGCCGCTGCAGTGCAGACTCTGGTCGCCAAGGTCGCGGGCGTGCAGGTGGCCGTCCAGGCGGCCCGCAGCTCGAGCAGCTTGGTCGACGGGGCAGTGAGGCGGCTCGGGAGCCTGTCGGCCGATCTCGATGCCGTGCTGACGCAGGCGCGCACGGCCAGCGCCCTGCTGGAGGCGCGGGTGCTGAGCACCCGACAGGTCACGGCTCTGCTCGACGTCCAGGTACAGGGCGGCAGCCAGGTGAGTGCGTCGCTGTCGGCTGCGCTGCAGCAGCTGCTCGCGGCCGCCGCCGACGTCGATGTCGTGGTGCTGCTGCCAAGCCGCGCGCAGGCCGCCGTCGACGCAGCTGTGCGTGGAGGACGCAGCGCGGGGGCAGGGCTGGCCAGCGCTGTGCAGCTGCCTCGCGGTGCGGGTGCGCAACTCGACCTGGCGCTCCAGCGCTTGGCCACACTGTCTGCCGAGCTCTCGCTCGTCCTTGCGCAGCTGAGGGAGGCAGGGGCGTCGCTCGACGTCCAGGTGCAGGCGGGCACCAGTGCGAGCGCGTCGATCGACGCGGCCATCCTGGTGGCCTTGCAGGCGGCTGCGGGCGTGCAGGTGGCCGTGCTGCAGGCGCGCAGCGCCGGTGCCACCGTGGCGGCGGCCGTAGCCGTCCAGGGCGTCCTGCAGGCAGCCATGAGCGCCGGCGTCGAGGAGCGCCAGCGGCTGAGCGCAGCCCTGGGCGTCTACGTGATGTCGCCGGGCGGCCAGGAGGGACGCACGGGCGACGTGACGGTCTCGGCCGTCGGCGGAATCGCACTGCAGGAAGAGCAGCAGCGCCTTTGCATCGAGGTGCGCGGTGGTGTGAGCTTGGAGGTCGACCTCATGCCTTGATGCCTACCCCAGCAAAAGACAGGGCGACCGGCCCGGGTGCGGCAACACCCGGGCCGGCCGCCAGCCCCACAGACGCGCCTGTGGGCCCAGCCAAGGCCCTGCCACCATCGCGATGGCGGGCGAAGTGTACTCAAGACGCGTGGAGCCCATGGCAAGTCCCATCATCCCCTGGATCGGTGGCAAGCGCCGCTTGGCCGAGCTGCTGATCCAACGCTTTCCACCGCACACCTGCTACGTCGAGCTGTTCGCCGGAGGCGCCGCGCTTTACTTCATGCGGCCGCCGGCGGACGTCGAGGTGATCAACGACGTCAACGGCGAGCTGGTCAACCTCTATCGGGTCGTCAAGCACCACCTCGAGGAGTTCGTGCGCCAGTTCAAGTGGGCACTGAGCAGCCGTGAGGTGTTTCGGTGGCTGCAGATCACGCCGCCGGAGACGCTGACCGACATCCAGCGCGCAGCGCGCTTCTACTACCTCCAGCACCAGGCCTTCGGCGGCAAGGTGCGCGGGCAGACCTGGGGCACGGCCACCACCGCGCCCGCGGTCAACCTGCTGCGCATCGAGGAGGATCTGAGCGCCGCGCACCTGCGGCTGGCCAGCGCCTACATCGAGCACCTCGACTGGGCGGAGTGCGTAGCGCGATATGACCGGCCGCACACGCTGTTCTACGCCGATCCACCGTACTGGCAGACCGAGGGCTATGGCGTGGACTTCCCCTTCGAGCAGTACGAGCGCTTGGCGGCCTGCATGCGCCAGCTGCAGGGCAAGATGCTGCTCAGCATCAATGACCACCCGGACATCAGGCGGGTGTTCGCCGGTTTCGACGTCGAGGTGGTCGACATCGCCTACATCGTCGGGGGAGGGGCCAGGCCGGCGCAGCGCCAAGAGCTGATCGTTTACTCCTGGGACCGACAGGCCGAGCCGGCCGGGCTGTTCTGACCCGAAAAAAACACCCGCCGCGAGGGCGGGTGTGAGCAGGTGGCGGCAATAGGGGCCTGGGCCCCTATTGGTCGGTCACTTCTTCCGCTGCGGCGAGGGGACCGGATTGCGCTCCTTGACGGTCGTCTGCGGATGACGCTTCGCGTACTGCTTCGTCACGAAACGGCCGGTCTCGGCGCTACGGTAGGCGGTTTGCTTGGTTTGACTCTTGGACAACTTTTGTCCTCCTTTCAATGATTACAAAAAGCCTACCGCTGAACTGTTTAGCAATTGCTATATAATCCACACCTCACGAGAGTGATCGGGACGATCACAACTGCTACCCCGGTAGGCAACTTCGGGGGCGCTCAATAGCCGGTGGCCGCCGGCTATTGGCGTTTCAGCGGTGCGCATTATATCACATGCGGGCATGGTTGTTGCCTGCATGCAACACCGCAGTTCATGGGGGTAACCGGACGCCATGTGCTCCAACTACAAGCCGGTTACCCGCGCCGATTGGCTGTTGAGTCGATTCGGCGTCGTGCGGCCCGAGCGCGAGACCCCCATCGAGGCCTATCCCGGCTACCTAGCGCCCTTCATCCGCCGCGCCCGCGACTCGGTCGAGTACCGGCGCGAGGTGCAGGACGGGCGCTTCGGCCTGGTGCCGCACTGGTCCAAGGACCTGGCCCTGGGCCGGCGGACCTACAACGCGCGATCAGAGACCGTCGCCGAGAAACCGACCTTTCGCGACGCTTGGTATCGTGGCCAGCGCTGCATCGTCCCGGCCGAGTGGATCTACGAGCCCTGCTACGAGACCGGTAAGGCCGTGCGCTGGCGCATCGGCCTGCGAGGCTGGGCGGCCTTCGGGATCGCCGGCCTGTGGGGCTGGTGGCGCGATCCGAAGACCGGCGAAGAGGCGCTCAGCTTCACCATGCTCACGGTGAACGCGGACGACCACCCGCTGATGCGGCGCTTCCACCGTCCGGAGGACGAGAAGCGCATGGTCGTCATCCTCGACCAGGCCGACTACGACCGCTGGCTCGACTGCTCGCCTGACGAGGCCTGGTCGATGGTCAGGCAGTACCCGGCCGAGCTGATGATCGCAGAGCCGGCGCCTAAGCCGAAGTGACCTGCGCCCGCCGGCGCACCAGCTGCTCGGCGCGCTCGAGCGTCTCGCGGCACTTGCGCACAGCCTTTGAGGCCGCGTCGCGCGTGATCCCGACGCGGCGGCCAGCCTCGGCAGCCGACAGGCCCTCTACAAGTGCCAGGCGCGCGGCCTCGCGTGATGCCGATTCCTTGAGGCCGGCCAGCCAGGCCAGGTCTTCAAAGTCCTGAGGTGTCAATGCGGTGCTCATGCGCGTCCTGGCGGCAGGCTGACGTGCTGGCCGGCGGCCTCCTCGGCCTGCACCTCGCCGATGAGGTCGGTCCACACCGGGTCGGGATCGCCGCCGGCGGCCAGGTGCATGCGGTACCACTTGGCCAGCAGCTCGCCAAGGGCGTCCTCTGGCTGAGCCATGAAGGTGCCCTCGGGCAGGCCGCTCGCGCGCTCGATCTTGGAGATGACGCTGGTGTCGAAGGACACCGAGCCGTCAGGCTCCCGAGCCAGCTTCAGGTCGGCGATCGTGACGTCGTCAGGTATCTTGATCTGCGTGCGCATGTGAGCCTCCACGGCGCTGGTGATCCAGTCGGTGAGCCGCATGCCGGCGGCTCGGGAAGCGCGCACCCAGCGCGCCTTGGTGGCGGCCGGTACGCGCAGGTGTACCAGAGCTGTGTCCATCACGTGCTACTTTCTTTGGCCTCGAGCTCGGCCACTTTGGCTTTCGCGAGCTCGATGCACGCCGCCATGCTCGTGCACTCTTGCGCGACGTCGTCGAAGCCTGGTCCGGCCACCAGTCTGTGGTCAATGAATCGCTGATAGCTGCCGATCACCTCGACTTCAAAGTCGTAGTACTTGGGATAGCCGCGGGCTCGGTCCACCCACAGGCTAAACCGGATGCGCCAGGTGGTGTGATTGTTGCCGCTGATGCCGTGGCGGATCCGCGGCACGATGCCGGCTTCGATGCAGGTCTTCAGGTCGTCCAGGATGAAATTCGGGATCGTGCAGTAGGCTTGGCTGGTCATGATGTGCTCCTTCTAGGGCCGCCTGGGCGGCCCAGATAGTTGGCTGACGGCGGATTTAGGCGTCTGTGGTGCCACGCCAGGCGCTGACGGCGTGCTCAGGTGTCGAGCACTGGTCCTGTTCGATCAGCACCTTGACGCACGATGCTCACTGGATGACGCGGAACTCGTAGACCTTGGCGCCCTTGATCTGGCCGCTGTGCGCCATCTTCACCAGGTCGCTGGGCCAGAAGTTTCCGCCCTCGAAGCGGAGGAACTGCTCGCCGTCGGTGCTGGTGTGGACGGTGACGGTCTTCGGCAGGCTGACCTTGCAGGCGATGTTGCCCTGGACGAGCGCGCCGCCGTAGTAGTCGCTGCATCCGTCCATCTCGACGATGACGCGGGAGGTCTTGGTGGTGCGGATGGTGGTAGCCATGATGTTGCTCCTATCAGGAATCCCGGTGCCGCCGGGGCGGTGGTGATCGCCTCGATCACCATGGCTGCTAGTGTATAGCTGAGTGACTATACATGCAAGCGGGGAACGGTAGGGATTAACCCTTACTGCGGCACTTGATGGCGCGCAACAAGCCCCGCGCTTGGCGGGGCCTGCGGGACTACTCGGCAGCGGCCTGCGCCTTCATCCAGCGCTTGGCAATGCGGCGCAGCTCGTCTTCGTCGTCGGCAATGAACGCATTCCCGTGCCGATCAAAAAGCTGTCGGCCCCAGCTGGTGGGAGTCGGATTGACGAAGACGTAGCCGCTGGACTCGCGAGCGACAAAAGTGAAGATGTCGCCGGCCTTGTTCTTCAGTTCGATGCAAATGGTCATGATGTTGCTCCTATCTGGATGCCCGGTGCCGCCGGGGCGGTGGTGATCACCTCGATCACCATGGCTGCTAGTGTATAGCCGAGTGACTATACATGCAAGCGGGGAAAGGTAGGGATTAACCCTTGCTGCGCGGCTCGCCTGGCAGGCGGTGCAGCTTGGCGTGGCGGTTGCCTATCGCCTCCGCCTGCTCTTGCAGCGTCTCGTAGATCGTCCGCGTCTCAGCGGTGCAGTCGAGGCGCTCGGCGCCTGGCGGCAGCCGCTCGGCGGCCTCTGCGTCGGTCAGGGCGTAGGTGGTCCTGACCCACTTGCGGCGCACGTCGTCGTAGTACCGCCAGCGGTACATGGTCACCGTCTTCATGGCCTCCGAATGCTGTACGGGCATACAGTATATGCGGCCATGGTCATGACGGCGACGGCAGGCCGCGCCCTGGCGATGGGCGCTGGAACGAAGGGCCGGAAGGCCGCATGGAGGCGTGGCGTAGTGCGGCCGAAAAATTCCAGAAATCCGGCCGGAAGCCGCGTCACTGCTTGCTTGAACCGCAGATTGTGATTCTGGTTGTCGTGGGTTCGAGTCCCATCAGCCACCCCAGATTAATCAAGGCCCTCCCCGTGAGGGCCTACTCACATCCTGGCGTAAAAATTCCAGAAATTGGAATTTGATCACGTCACAGCGCCTTTCTGCGGACGAATTTGTTGCGGTCGTAAACCCTGGCCGTGGTCCGCGGATCGGCATGCAGATCCGGCAGCTCGCCGCGCTCGCGCTTGTGCACCGTCGTGTAGAAGGCGCGCAGGTCGTGGAACGTGAAGCGTTCCTCCGGCTGCAGGATGCCCTCGGCCATGGCCAGCTGCATGCAGCGCTGCCACAGCGTCTTGAATCCGCGCGCCGAGTAGCAGTTGTTGTCGCGCGTCGGGAACACGTAGAGGCAGTCGACGCTGCGCTCAGCACGCAGCGCCAGCAGGCGCTGCAGCACGTCGGCCAGCCGCGGCGTGATCTCGACCAGCTCGATGACCTCGCCGCGCTTCTTGCCGCGCTGCTTGGCTCGCTTGGTGCGCACGACGCCAGCGGCGATGTCGACCTGCGGCCAGGTCAGATCCAGGAACTCGACGCGGCGGCTGCCGGCCAGGCTGGCGTACTCCGCGGCCATGCCGATGATGCGGCGCTGAGGCGTCTGACGATCGAGCCAGCCGAGGAAGCGCTGCAGCACCTCGGGCTCCGGCGCCTGGGTGCGCGGTTCGCTCTCCGGGGTTTCGACCCCCATCGTCGGATTGCTGGTGGCCACGCCGAGCGTGATCGCGTGTCGGCAGAGGTTGGACAGGAGCGCCTTCTCGATGACCGCTCGTCGAGGCGAGCGAGCGCGCTCGACGTTGACGTAGCGAGCGACCATGGGCGGCGTGATCGCCGAGACCGGCATGGCGCCGAACACCCGGTCGAGTTCCTTCCAGGCCTGCAGGTAGTCCTCCTGTGTGCCGGGCGACAGGCGCTTCCAGCGCGGCGCCGGATGCTGTGGGTCCGTGTAGCGCTCCCACACCCAGCGCAGCGAGCCGAAGCCAGGCGAGAGGCCGGTGAGGTCGAGCACCTTGCGGATCGCGGCGTTCCGGTCGCGGCCGAGCGGGATCGGCTTCGCGCCGACTGGGTGGTACCGGTAGGAAAACCCCCCCGATTTGAGGGGGATGGCTTCCATGCGCGGCAGCAGGCCGAGCTGGCTGCGGCGGTCTCGGGTGCGCGTCATGCGAGTACGCTCCAGCGGGGGCCTTCAGAGGGCGTGGGCGCGGCTTTCTTGGCGGCGCCGCCCATGACGGCCTCGAAGTGGGCACGGGATACCAGTGGCCGACCGTTCGGCTTGCGGCGCACGGTCAGGCCGAGGCTCTGCAGGTAGCGGATCTTCGCCGCAGACTGACGCAGGCCGCCGCAGATGCGGTCGATTTCTTCGTCGGTCAGGTCGGGGGACATGGGACTGCTCCGATTTCAGGCTGGCTGGTTGATCTCGGGGAACATGTCGACCAGCTGCTGGTAGGCAGCCGGATCATCTTCACGCAGGCGCTGCAACGCCTGCTCCTTGCGCCACTCAGCGCGGATCTGGCGCACGCGCTGCTCGGTGACTCCAACCTCATGCGCGATGGCGGTAGGCTTCCAGCCATCGGCCGGCAGCGCGATGATGCGCTGGCGGCGCGCATGGGCCTGGGATCTCGCGCATTCGCCACGCTGCCACTTCTGCGCGGCTTCGCGCAGCCTGGCGGCCCCCATGTGGCTCAGGATGGAGTAGGGCACCTCGTAGGTGGTGATGCGCCGGCCGTCCGCGAGCTGGTAGCGGCGCCGCTTGATGCCGTATGGGGTGGGGCGGACTGACAGGACGCGGGCGCCGTCGATCATCGCTGCTGCTCCTCAAAGATCACGGCCACGCCGTCTTCGGCATCGACCCGTCTTGCAATCCCTCGCCACTCCAGATGCGCGATGCAGTCCTCCAGGTACGGATCGGCGGCGATTTGCTCGTGCGTGAGCACCCAGTGATAGGCGGCGGGGGAGTGCCCCTCGGTGCAAATCACGCTCTCGGCCGCGTCGTCGGCCAGGCGAAGCGCGCGGCTCCATTCAGCGCCATACACACACCCGCACTCTCCAGCGAAGATGCACACCTTTGCGGGGAAGCGCTCCGGCCTGCCTGCGGCAGAGTGTGGGCACATCAGGTCGTCGAGGTCTTCAGTCATCGCCAGCGCCTTGCGGATGCGTTCGTAGCGGTCAGTCATCGCTTTCACGACTGCACCCCCTTCCCGCGCGCCTGGTCGATGGCGGCGTCGATGCGATCCGGATTTTGGTGCCACAGGTCCAGCCACTCGGGAATTTCCCGATCCCGCAGCCACCGATACCGCGCCGCGTCCCGCGCCAGCCCTCGGATGTATTCCACCAGCTCCGGCTGCGACCGCTTGCCGTTGTCGCCGCAGGCAAGGCGGATGTCGACGACCAGCGCCACGTACGCATCCTCCCGCGCCGCTTCGAGGGCGGCGGCAAGGCGCTGCGTGTTTGCGTAGAACTGGCGGCGGGACATTTCGTCGCCCATCGCCATCTCGTATGGCATCTTTGCGATGCCGAACATCATCTCGTCGCTCACTTCCCTTCCTCCTGCTCGCGCAGCAGGGCGTCATTCTTGCGCCCCTCCTCACAGCTCTCCCAGCCGTCCTCTGCACACGTTCGGCACCAGCGTTGGTGCCGCAACGCCTCCGCCAGCCGCTCGGCGCGGGCTTCGGCTTCGCCCCGCGCGGCGGCAACGCGCTTCCACTCGGCCACCTCCGCCCGCAGCGCCTCGATCTCGGCGGCCTGTGCGTCCGACCCATCCACGGCTGCGGGCTGCTGGGCGAGGGCGTCGGTCAGGTGCTTGCGCCACCAGTACGCGCCCCCGACGTGCGGGTCGCCGGGTTCATCGAACCACCTGCCCTCTAGCGGAGCCTCGCCCATCAGGAAGCGAACGACCTCTGCCATCTTCCCGCCCACCCCCACGGGCGCGCTCGGGGGTGCGGCCTTCCCGCCGCCCTGCGCTTCGGGCTGCGAAGTAGCGTGTTTCGGATACCGACAACACTCGCGCAGCTCGTCCAGCTTGCCCCAAGCGCGCAGCACCTCCACGCTGATGAGCGCGTAGCCTTCCGGCGGCGCGAGCATGCCGGCATTGCGCCGCGCCGCTTCGAGGGCGGCGGCTAGTTGGTCGCGTTCGGCGGCGAGGGTGGCAACGTGTTCCTCGACTTCCTCGATGGCGTCCACGTAGCCCCACGCGCTCGACCATTCCGCCGTTCGGCCGGTCACGGCTTGAAACATGCGGCCAAGCGCGTCCTCGGCGGCGTCGCGCTGGTCGATGGTCCGCCCGTGGTCCGATTCTTCACGGTCCAGCCGGCGCTGCATTTCCTCCACCCCCACGGGCGCGCTCGGGGGTGCGGCCTGCCCCCGCTGCTGCGCGGCGGCGTGGGTGCTTTGGCGATCAGTCATTGCTGTTCTCCTTCGACAGTGCGGCGCGCGTCATCTTTCAGGAAGTCAATCTCTGGAGACTCCTTACGCAGCGCGTAATACTCCACTTGCACCTTGGCGCTCGCGATCATCTTGCCCGCCAGATTGGCAAGCTCTGCCGCCTCGCCTGGCTTGATTTCCTCGGCCTTGAGTTTGGCGAATACCTGAGCCAGTTCGGCGCGAAGTTCAGATGCTGTGTTCACGGATGTACCTCTTGATCTTGAGTAGTTCGCGTTGTGCTTCGACCAGCGGCTGCGGGATGTCTTTGCAGCGCAGCCCCATTTCCTGCGCCAGCATCCGGCGCACGTAGGCATCGCTGAGCTTGGCACGCTGGCGGGCCGTGTTTTCCCGGCACACGTCGCGGCGCTTGTCCGGGTTGGCCTTTGTCCACTCGACGGCGCGGGCCTTCACGGACTCGGCATGGGCCGCGTACCACTGGCGGTAGTACGCCTTCATCTCGGGCCGCTGGTACGGCTTGACTGCCTGCGCGGCGTACCATTCGCGGCGGCGGGCGCTCTCGCACTCGCGGCACGCGCTTCTGGTGCCTCGGTAGGCGTCGGCGGGCTTTGTCTGGTTGCAGGTGCGGCAGGTTTTCATGCGGCCTGGTCCACGCCAAACAGCCCATGCTGCGCGCCCAGCGCGTCCAAGTTGCGGACGGCCTGCTGGTAGTAGCTGGCCTTCAGTTCGGCGCCGATGGCCCGTCGGCCCATTTCGACGGCCACGTACAGCTCCGACCCGATCCCGGCGAACGGAGTGGCGACCACGTCGCCAGGGTTGGTCCACAGCTCGATGCCGCGGCGGATGACTTCCAGCTGCAGCGGGCAGATGTGGCGCTCGTCGTCATGCTCCCGCGCGCTGCGGAACTGCAGGGTGTCGGAGGGGTCGATATCCATCCAGACTGGGCTGGCGACCTTCTGCCAGTGGTCCAACGTGTAGTCGGCCGGATCGTGGCGCACACGGTCCTGCACCTCACCCGGAGCACGCATGGTCACCAGGTAATCCGGGATGCCCTGCCGGCTCATGGTCGCGTTCTCGCGCACGGTCTTGTACAGCAGGCCCAGGGCCTTTGTCCGCTGCATCGCGGTGACGGGGTCCTTCCAGATGGTCACCTCGCTGGCGTAGATGAAGCCGTGCCGCTGGAAGGCGCGGATCAGGTCGCCGCGGAAGTCCTTCAAACCAATGTACCCGTCGCGCTCCTTGCTGGTCGGCAGCTGCATGCAGTGGAAGCTGACGTTGTGGCCGGGCTTCATGACCCGTGCCAGCTGAACGATCAGGTGGTCGAAGTGCTCGAAGAACTCCTCATCCGTCCGGCAGTTGCCCATGTCCCTGGGGCTGTTGCTGTAGGTGTAGAGCGACGAGAACGGCGGCGAGAAGATCGAGTAGTCCACGCTGCGATCTGGCAGCGCGCTGAATACTTCCACGCAGTCCCCGTGGTAGAGCGCCCAGTTGTCGCGGATGGTTTGATCGATGCAGTTCATACGGCCTCCTTAAGCCATGCCGGCGCGGCGACTCGCGTCCGGGCGTTGTAGTGGTTCGTGCTGCGAGCAGAGCCGGTGACTTCGGCCCTCACTGCGGCGATGGTTTCTTGGGAGAGGGCCTCGCCCATCGCCAGGGCATCGGCCTCCTTGCGGAGCAGGTTCGCCATCACAGCGCCCTCGAGGTGGCTGCTGAACAGATGCACCTGCACCTCGCGTGTCTGCCCGAATCGCCAGCACCGGCGCACGGCCTGGTAGTAGGACTCGAAGCTGTCGGTGACGCCGACGAAGGCCATGCGGGCGCAGTGCTGCCAGTTCAGGCCCCATCCGGCGATGGACGGCTTTGTCACCAGAACGCGGATGCGACCCGCGGCGAAGTCGGCCAGGCGTTGTTCCTTCACGTCCGCATCGTCACTGCCGCGAATCTCCACGGCCCCGTCGATCGCCGCTGTGAGCGCCTCCGTCTCTGCGTTCAGCTCCCCCCATACCACCCACGGCTGCCGGTCCGCGTTGACCATTGCGGCGCACGCGGCGATCCGGCCGGGCATGCTGGCCTTCCGCGCAGCCCTGCGCTGGCTCAGAGACGACGCCTCCAAGGCGAACAGCATCCCTTCCTCACGCAGCGCGCCATCGTCCGCGTCCACGATGTGCTGCTTGACCAGCAGCGGGGGCAGTTTGTAGGGGCCATCATCGTGCCCCAGGTCGGAGGGCTTGCGAACCATCGCGCCCCAGCTCGACACCCACCGCCAGAACTCGCTGCGGGCGTGGCCCTTGAGGCGCCAGACCTGCGTCTCGCCGCCGTCGTGCACGAAGTACTCGGACAGCATTTCCTGCCGCGTGCAGATGCCCAGGAACTCGGCATGGGTTCCAAGCTCCGTCCAGTCGTTCGGCGCCGGCGTCGCGGTTGCGCACAGCCGGTATGGCGTCGTGCGGAACGCCTCGACCAGGGTGTCGAAGGTCCGCGCCGTGTGGTGCTTGATGCAGCTGGATTCGTCCAAGACGACACCCGCGAATCGCGAAGGGTCGAACCGGTGCAGGCGATCGTAGTTCGTGATGTTGACGCCGGTCGCCACGTCGGCACCATCGCGGCAGTGGGTCACCGTTATCCCGACCTTCCGGCCTTCCTCCACGGTCTGGGCTGCAACCGCCAGCGGCGCCAGGATCAGGACGTCGCCGCCCGTCGCACTGTGAACCGCATGCGCCCACGCCAGCTCCATGCGGGACTTCCCGAGTCCGGTGTCGGCGAAGATGGCGGCACGGCCGCGCTTGAGCGCCCACCTCGTCAGGTCGATCTGGTGCGGGAGCATGTCGGCCGGCAGGCTGTGCGGGCCAGGCAGCCCCATCGGCGGCATGAGCGACAGCTTCTTGTTCACGAAGTCCTGATAGCTCATGCCCGCTTCTCCGCACGGATCCACTTCTCTGCGGTGTGCGCTCCTTCACCCAGTCGCTCGCGCATCAGGTCGCGGATGATGGCCGCCGCGTCCGTGAGTGCCGCGAACAACACGGGGTCGCTTTTGTACTGCTCCGCCAGCTTGAAGCAGATGTGCGCATGGTCATCCGCCTGCTCAAGCGCGGTAGATGCCTCGGGCTGCGCTGCATCAATGGCCGCCTCCATGGCCCGCACTGCTTGCCGCCATTGCTCCAGCGCTTCATGGGCCGAGTCCCACCAGCGCGACTGCACGGCGGCGTCGCGCGTGTCCATCAGCAGGCACTCAAGCTCCAGCGCCAGGCGTGAGCCGGGGGTGAAGAAATCCACATCCGTCATAGCTCGATCACCTCCTTACTCGGTGTGCGCCGACGCAGCAGCGCATGCACCCGGCGCTGCGTCTCGGCCTGCGCGAGCGCCATTTCGCGCTCGGTGAGGCCTTCCAGGCACTGTTCGTAGATGTCGAGCACGTCACGCAGGGCGTGCATGCCTGGCCCGCTGAATCGCATGCCCTTGCCGGCTTGGTACCGGCGCGCGGCTTCCACCATGGCGGCGATGGCCGCGTTGATGGTCGGCATCACCTCCTGCGGCACGAGCTTGTGCTGGTGCAGGCACAGCGTCTCGACGGTGTTGATGGCGTCGCTGAGGTCGCGCCACTCGTCGATGCCAGGGTGCTCTCCGGTCTCGATGGTCGCCAGTGCGGTCCTGAATCGCAGCATCACCTTCATGCGCTGCTCGGGCGTGGCCGGCCGCAGCAGGCTGAGCGGGTCCGAGATGACCGAGCGCGGTCGGCGCGTGGGGTGCGCAGACCGCCTGGCTGCGCGCTTCAGCTCGCGGCGCTGCGCGCGATTGAGCTGTGGAGACGCGCTCATCGGTGATCCCACCAGGTCGCGATGAGGTACAGCACCACCCATACGGTCGCCACCAGGGCGACGGCGATAGCGGCCGGCTTGATGGAAGCTCGCACGATGCCGGCGATCACCAGCAGTTTCGTGATCCAGTTGGTGAAGTTGGTCATGTCGTGACGTCCTCGTCGTGCTTGGCGACCAGGCGCGGCATGCGCGCGCCGAGGTCGCGCGTGGTGAGGTGCCATCCGCGGCAGTGTCGGCAGCGGTACGCCGTGAGTGCTTCGGCGCGGCCGTCCTCGATGTGCCGGATGGCGACGGTGGCGGCGGCCTCCATGCTGGTGTGGCGCACCTTGTGAGCGCAGGGCAAGGCCTGCCGTGCCGCCTCTCTCGCCTGGTCGGCGAGGTGCCGGCTGCCGGTGCTCGACAGCTGCTGCCAGCGCTTCGCGGTCGCGAAGCGGGCGCGGCGGCGGTGGCTGGCCTTGCGCATGCGCGTCTCTCAGGCAGCGGGCCTTCCCAACGCCTGGCGCGCGCGCCGGCGCACTTCATCGGTGACGGCGTGGCCGTAGACCTCGGGGTCGAGGATGTCTTCGGCGAGGCGCACCAGCGCATCGGGATGGGGCTGCGGCTGCGCCGAGCCGGAGGCCGTGGCGCCCAGCTCGTCGAGCTGCTCGTCGAGCGCGTAGCGCAGCTCGTCGTAGCGTTGGAGGAAGGCGCCTGCCCAGTCCTCGGAGGTGAAGTCGGTCTCAGACCGGATGTCCACCTCGGAGGGGAGCGCCGAGATGTGCGCGAAGAGAGAGTACGCCTCGGGCAGGAAGACCAGGACCTCCTTCAGCATCACGGCGTGGTCGGCGGCCACGATGTCGCGGCAGTGCGCCGCGAACGCGGTCGAGACGCGCAAGGCCTTGTGGACGGCTCGCTGCAGGCGCCACTCGAACTGGGACCAGGCAGCGCCCAGCGCCTCTTTGACTGGCGTGGTGACGTCGCCGCAGTAGGCCTCGTGAGCGTCGTGCAGCAGCGCGGCGAGCTGAGCTGCCGGGGGAAGCCCCTGCAGCTCGACGTGCAAGCTGACGTGCAGCGAGTGCTCGGCGACGCTGTAGTGCCGGCTGGTGGCGCCAGTGAAGCGGCAGATGTGCGCGAGGTGCCATGCGATGTCTCGGATGTCGATCTGCTGCGCGCTCGGGTGCGCCAGGTCGAATTCCCGTCCGGTGGCGGTGAGGATCCAGGTCATGGTGGTGTCGTCAGTCGTCGTCCCGCTCACCCGATGCCGCACGCTTGCGGTCGAGCTCGAGGGGCAGTTGAGGGGAGGGGGCGCGCCTGGTGCTCCGTGGCGCCGGCGCGAACCCCGGAGGGGTGGATGCACGCGCAGTGCGGAAGCGGCCACGCGCGATCCGCGCCGCGGCGATGCGCAGCAGGCGCAGCCGGATCGGATCCTGCAGCACGGCCTCGAAGGTCGGCGGCCACGCCTTGGCGGTGTGGCGCACCTGCTCCCAGGTCGATCGCAGGAGCTCGTCGGTGATCTCGACGCGCGCCATGGCGAGCACCTCCCTGCATCAGCTACGCTGGTGCCCGGTGGCGAGCAGTGCAGCCGGGGCCAACGTGGTCACCTTGGGCGGGGGCGGCGTGGTGCTGCTGGGTGCCGCCGGCGGGCTCACGTGGACGATGAGGCGCAGGGCCAGGATCGCTGCCGCGGCCAGGCCGGCGCCCAGCGCCAGGCCGAAGGCGAGGCCCTTGACGTATCCGCGTGCGTGGCCCTGCAGCCAGGCCGCGCGGTGCAGCGCGGTGAACTGCTCTCGCTGCTGGTGCTGCACCACCTCGCGGGCACTGCGACGCGGTAGCGACACGAGGCGCAGTGGATCAGGCAGGTCGCCGGCGGCCTCGTTGCGGCAGAGGGGAGTGGGAGCGGCCATCACGAGGCCCTCCGCGGCAGCAGCTGGTCCTGCGCGAACAGCTCGGCGCTCGTGACATGGTGGGTGCGGGGGCGCTCGTAGCGCAGGCCGATGGCCACGCGCCCCGTCCAGTAGATCAGCCTGCTGTGAGGCAGCACGGCGTACCCCGTGTAGCCCGGCGGCAGGCTCGGCGGCGGCGCCGATTCACTGTGGTGGATGGGCATGGCGACCTCCTGGGGGTCACGCCGGCCGCACGCTCAGGCGCGCTATGCCGGCGTCTGCAAAGGTCCGAAGGGCGATGTCGATGACGTCGAACGGGTGCCGCGCGATGACGTGCAGCACGCCGCGCGACCCGTCGTCGAGGCAGTAGCGGGCGACGTAGGCGCGCATGGTCAGGCCCTCGTGGAGGCGCGATGGTTGCGCGCGGCACGCAGGCGAGCGAGCTCCCGCTCGAGCGGTGTCAGCTGGAGCTCCAGGTCACCGGCCAGGGCGTCGATGAGCGCCTCCATCGAGGGCAGCTCGATGACGGTGACCGGCGGCGGGCAGGCGCTGCGCACCAGGTCGACCTGCGCATCAAGCTGGTGGGCGCGCGGCACACCGGCCAGCGTGGCCCGTGCCCGGGCGCGCCGCACTGCATCGACGCTGGTGTCTGCGCGGATGCGAAAGCGCGCGGCCACGCGGTCCTGCTCCAGGTCGCGCAGCACGACGTCGAACAGCGGTTGCGCGGGGACCATGGTCAGGCCTCCGCGGGCGGCTCGGTCGATGGGTCGCCGGTCTTGGCGCGGACCTCGGCGGCCGCCCGGACCAACAGGTCGGCGAGCTGCTCGGCTTCCGCCGGCGTGAGGCGCGCGTGCACGGAGGCGAAGGGGGAGAGCAGGTAGTCGATGTAGACGCTGTCGCCGAGCGGCGACGGGCTGGTCGGCCCGAAGGTGTAGACCTCGATGACCACGCCGGGGGTGCCGGCGGGAGAGACGAGGCCCGAGAACGCACGGGGCATGGCAGGCTCCTCGCAGAAAGTGGTTGAGGTGCCTGATTCTGCGCAGATCGCAGAAAAAGTGTCAACAGGAATCTGCGCGGGTGGGTTGCGCTGGTCCCGGGATTCCCCCGAAGTGGGGATGACGGGCGAGGTGTGAGCCGTACACTAGGCTCAGGACGCGCGGAGGTAGAACATGGGCCACTTGATCCTGCTGGTGCTGCATGTGGTCGCGCTCTTCACCGGCGGCGCGGCGCTCTTCGTGACGGTGCCACTGCACGTGATCTATGCGCTGATGGCGTCGCGCCGAAATCACACGCTGGAGGCGCCGACACCAGAGACTCACGTCAAGTGTCCCGATTGCGCCGAGCTGGTGCGCAGGGAAGCGCGCGTGTGCAAGCACTGCGGGTGTCGGCTGATCCCACAGGTCGACGTGGGGGGGGAGCAGGCTTAGGCGGCCGACTTGCGCCGGCGGCGTGTGACGCGCGCACAGCCCACCGCCACAGCAAACACCTTCGCATGCGCCGGCATCGGCTGGGGCGGGTAGCGCGGATTCAGCGGCGTCATGTACCAGACGTCGCCCAGCATGACCAGGCTCGTGAAGACGAGCCGGTCGCCGCCCAGGTGCACGAGCACGCAGTCGTGCGTCTCCCACTCCGAGGTTAGCTCGAAGATGGCGGTGACGCCTACTGGGTAGGACTCCTCGGCACCAGGCGCAGCGGTCATGCTGTCGTCGACCACGCGCATGCCGAACACCGCGTGCTCTGCGACGTCCAGGCCGCTGCAGTACACGATGTCCGACGGCTGCAGCTGGGCGCGGTCGAGTTCGCCCGTGGCCAGCTGGGCGATTTGATCACTACGCAGTACCGGCACGATCGTTACCAACTGACACAGATTCGCCGGATCGTAGAAGGCCGGTTTTGGCGGCTGCAATCCCGTCGCTTCAGGATGGACGTCGGGGGCCGCGTCGGGCTTCAATGACGCGCGCCCGCGCGCGCGATCCATATTGGTGGCCGCCGCCATCACTTGCTCCACTCGCGCGATTTCTGCCAGGGCCTCCTTCTTCGAGCGCTTGACCGTGTACCGCGCCTGGTGCAGGTCGGCTGTCAACCTTAACAGCCCGGCGACATCCGTCTGCAACAGCCGCGCGACGCGCGCCAGGCGGCGCTCGTCCATGCGCTGCATGCCGCGCTCGAATTTGGACAGGTTGCCTGTGTCGCCGCCGGCTACCTCGGCCACCTGCTCCAGCGTCAGCCCTTGCTTGACGCGCAGGTAGTGCACGGCCGCTCCTGGTCCTTTCGGCAGGTCGTCACCGTCAAGGGAGTGCGTGGGCATGGTGTGTCCTAGCGTGCGGCTCGTGGCCGGTTGACAAAAATTCTGCGCAGATTGCAGAATCGGTTATGACCATGACATCGACCGGACTTCGTGCCATCAGAAAGGCCAAGGGCCTGACCCTCGCGCAGCTCGGGCAGTTTGCACAGATCGACACCGGGAACCTGTCCCGGATCGAGCGCGGTGTGCAGATGCCCACGCGCGAGGTTGCAGCAAGGCTGGCCAATGCCCTGAGCATCAGCCTGTCCGATCTGTATTCGGCAATTGTTGCGTCAAACGCAGATTTTGCCGGAAACCGTGAGGCTTCCTCCGGCGAACGGATTGATGCGGGGCTCTAAGGGCCGTCGATCGATGTCGCCAGTCTCTTTTTTTTGCCCGCCGCGCATACGGCAACAGACGGCAACGCGTGATGAGGTCCCTTGCCATGTCGCATAGCAGCCACCCGCTCACCCTGCAGCTCGACGCCAGTCTGCCCGACCGCTTCCGGACCCTGCGCGAGTACCTCGCGCACAGGGTGCAGGTCCAGGCCAAGCCGCTGAAGGCCATCGCCGGCGACATGGACATGGCGCCGAGCACTCTGTCACGGAAGCTCAACCCCGGCGACGGCGACACGCAGCGCTTCAATGTCGACGATCTGGAGGCCTACATCCAGGCCACCGGCGACACCAGCTGCATCGAGTACCTGGCCGCCAAGTACCTGCGCTCGGATGAGGAGCGTCGGGCGCATGCGCTGGCGCGTGTCGAGAAGCTGTCGGCCGAGCTCAGCGCCGTACTGGCCGTCCTGAAGGGTGGCGTGGAGGCATGAACACCGCGCGGCGCGAGCTCGCCCGACTGGACATCGAGCGCGACCCGCTCGAGCGGTGCAGCGGGGACGACCTGGCAACGGTGCGCGAGCAGGAGTTCCTGCAGGTGAGCCTGGCCAACCATCGCTACGGAGCCGAGCAGTCGAGCAGCACGCCAGGTGTCTGCAGGAACTGCGGCGCCCTGTGCTTGCCGCTGGCGGTCTACTGCGACGAAGACTGCCGCGCCGATCACGAGCGGCGCGAGCTGCTGTTGCGACGTCAGGGCAGGAGGTCCGGTGGCCAATAGTCTCGACGACGTCATCCGGCAGATCGAGGCGGCGGGCCTCGATGTACCGCCTCGCTGCGACCTGACGAAGGCGTTCGCTGGGTACTACCGCTGGCGACCGTCCTGCGAGCCCAAGGCGAAGAAGAGCGCCTGGGCACGCCTCTTCGAGTACCGTACTCGCTCGGGCAAGCTGATCATCACCGGCGCCTTCGGATGGCGCGGCGACCAATGGACGATCGAGGCCAGCCCGACCGAGTGGTCTCCTGCTGAGCGCGCTCAGTGGCTCGAGGAGAAGAAGGCGGCCGCCAAGGCCGCCGATGAAGCCCGCGCCAAGGATGGCGAGACGGCGGCCGAGAAGGCGCGCCGCATGTGGGCAGGCAAGTGCCGCGACATCGGCGCGAGTCCGTACCTGGATCGCAAGAAGGTGCGTTCTTTCGGGCTGCGCTTCCTCTTTCGCGGCACGGTGGTCGTACCCCTGCGGGACATGCAGGGCACGCTGCATGGCCTGCAGTACATCAGCGCGGAGGGCGACAAGAAGTTCGGCTCCGGCACCCTCAAGGAAGGGCGATTTCACCGCATCGGCGAGATCTCGCCCGACAAGCCGCTGGCCTTCGCTGAGGGCTACGCAACGGCGGCCACTGTCCACATGGCCACCGGCTGGCCGGTCGTCGTGTGCTTCGACGCAGGCAACCTGGAGCCGGTGGTCGCGCAGTGGCGCAGGCTGTACCCCGACCTCCACTTCGTGATTGCCGCCGATGACGACCGGCACCTGCTGCAGCGCCTGTGCGACCGGCTTGCCCGCGTGGGCGTTTCGGTTGGGGTGGAGGACTTCAGCCGCGCTGCTGGCGGCCTGCGCCCGATGTCCTGGGAGCTGCCAGACGGCCGCACGGTCGAGCTGCTGGCCGGCGTGCGCAACGACCCAGCGGGCGTCAGCCGCATCGAGGGCTCGATCACGGTCGACGGCCAGGTACAGGCTCTGAAGCTCGAGAACGCCGGTAAGGCCAAGGCCGTCGCGTGTGCAAAGCGCCACCAGGCGGTGGTGCTGCTGCCACGCTTCGCCGATCGCAGCTGCCAGGGCACGGACTGGAACGACTTGCACGTCCTCGAGGGGTTGGACGTGTGCCGTGAGCAGCTACTGCAGGGGCTCGCAGAGGGCGGCTACCTGGCGGCAGGTCGCGCGGACGGACGCCCGCACGGCGGCGGCAAGGGTGGGCGCGGCAACGGCAGGGACGGCGCCCGGCGCGAGCCCGGCGAGGGCGACCAGTACCAGGCCTTTCTCGACCGCTACACGCTGATCTACGGCACGACCACGGTGTGGGATGCCGAGCTGCGCGAGATCATCAAGCTCGAGTCGCTCAAGGCGGCGTCGCGCAGCATGGTCGACTGGTGGCTCGACCAGACGGACCGCCGCAAGATGGTCCCGCAGAGCAAGGTGGTATTCGATCCGACCGGCGCCTGCCAGCCGCCCGAGTACATCAACCTCTTCGACCGGCTGCCGCTGGAGCCACGCCGGGACGCCAGCTGCGAGCGCATCGTCGCGCACCTCTACAACCTCTGCCAGGAGAACGATGCGCTGTTCCACTGGGTGGCGTGCTGGCTCGCGCTGCCGCTGCAGCGCCTGGGCACAAAGATGCGCACGGCGCTCGTGCTCCACGGGCGGATGGAGGGCACAGGCAAGAGCCTGATGATGGACATCATGCGGCTCATCTACGGCCGCTACTCGCGATCAATCACGCAGCTGCAGCTGCAGTCCGAGTTCACCGGCTGGATGAGCGGCATGCTCTTCTGCGTCGCCGAGGAGGTGGTGTCGGCAGCCGACCGCAAGCACCACAAGGGCCTCCTTCAGAACATGGTGACCAACACCGTGGTGCAGATCAACGAGAAGAACATGCCGGTGCGGGAGGAGCGGTCGTTCGCGAACTTCGTGTTCCTGTCGAACGACCAGATCCCGATGCTGCTCAACCCGACGGACCGGCGCTACACGGTCATCAACGTGGAGACCGTGCACAAGCCGGAGTACTTCGAGGCCATCCGCGAGGAGATTGCCAACGGCGGGGTGGAGGCCTTCTATGCCTGGCTGCTCGACTACGACGTCGGCGACTTCAACGAGTTCACGCGGCCCTTCGAAAACCGTGACCGCGTGCACCTGATCACGCTGGGCATGACGCCTGACCAGCGCTTCTTCGAGTACTGGCGCCTTGGCCTGGCGGACGTGCCGTTCACGCACTGCCGCGCGCGCGACCTCTACATCGCGTTCCGCGCCTGGTGCAAGGTCACTGGCGAGCGCTTCGTGCCCAACGAGACTGCCTTCGGGCGCACCGTCAGCGGCGAGCTCGAGCGCCTGGGCGCCCCGCCCAAGCGCAAGCTGCGCGTCGAGTGCTGGTCCGACAAGGCCGTCGAGGACGGCGACTTCAAGGGCCTGACGACCGTGCGCCAAGGCATCGTGTACCTGGTGCCGATGCAGCCGCAGGAGGGCGGCCAGCTAGCCTCCGATGCCGACTCTGGCGATTCCCTCGGCCAGAAGGTCGCGCCGGAGGTGCGGCGCTTCCAGGAGGCGCTGCACGAGCTGATCCGTGCGGCGAGGAGGGCGCTGTGATGCGGGCACGATGGGAAGGCCTGGGCAGGGTTTCGGGCAGCACCCTTCCCGCGCAAGCCCGCGCCAGTGCGCGGTTTGCTGAGGTTTGGGAAGGGTGTGAAAGGTTTGCGACTTCCCCGCGTGCGCGTGTGTGCGCGCGTGTGGAAACGGGGCAAAGCGAGGCTCGAACTGCGCTCGCGCGTGGGGCTCCAGAAACCATTCCCACCCTTCCCAAGATCGGGAAAGCCAGAACTGGTGCGGCTTTCGGCGGGAAGGGTATTGCAGTGAACCCTTCACAGACCCTTCCCAGGAGGGATTCATGAGGATCAGGATCCGACACAACGTGCGCCAGCTGCAGCGCTTCCTGCTCGACCAGGCGCCGAAGCAGCTGCGCTTCGCCGCGGCGCTGGGTCTCACCCGGACCGCCAAGGACGCCGAGGCGGCCGTCTACGTGCACATGCGTGGCGCATTCGACCGGCCCACGCCGTACACCATGCGCGCGCTGCGAGTAGTGCCCGCGACCAAGGCCAAGCTGGAGGCGAGTCTGCTCGTCAAGGGCTACGAGGATGCGCCTGGTGGCGTGCCGCCGGACAACTTCCTGTACCCGCAGGTCGAGGGCGGCGAGCGCCGTTTCAAGGCCTTCGAGCGGGCGCTGCAGCGCATCGGTGTGCTTGGGCGGCGTGAGGTCGCAGTGCCGGCAACTGGTGCGCGCTTCGACGCCTACGGCAACATGAGCCGCGGGCAGATCGTGCAGGTGATGTCCTACCTGCAGGCATTCGGCGAGCAAGGCTACATGGCCAACGCGACTGCTCGCAGCATGGCTCGCATCGCACGTGGCAACCGGCGCACCGGCCAGCGTGGCCTCGTCTACTTCGTGAGCCGCGGCAAGGGCAACAGCTACGGGTACCGCGGCAGCTGGATGCACGGGGAGAAACGCCAGCACCTGCCGCGCGGCGTGTGGGCGCGATATTCCTTCGGCCCCATGGGCAGCGCCATCAAGCCCGTGCTGCTCTTCTACCGCATGCCGACGTACAGGAAGCGGATGGACTTCTATGGCGTGGCCGAGCGGATCGTCGACGCGCGACTGGTGGCCAACATCGACAAGGCCATGGTGCAGGCGCTGGCCACGGCTCGGACCGATGACGTGAGGCTCGTATGACGGGACGGCGCGAGCTCGCAGGCGATGCCGGGCGCGGTCCCAGGGCGGGGGGTGCGGCACGCACCATGCTGGTGCGGCCGGACGGGTCCTCCCGAAAAGCCAGGAGTGAGGGTAGTTCGGACC